ATGATAAGCATAAAAGTGAAATAGGTGGAATGTCTGTAATGATAGAAGATAAAGAAGGTGATTGGGAATTACAAGAGCCAGTCATCTTAAAGCAAGAGATAAGTGGTGGAAATACTGTACTTGATAAAGATGCATTAGCTGTATATTATACCAAGGAAGCAAAGAAGATGGGAAATAAAAACTTTCGCTTTTGTTGGTGGCATTCACATCATACAATGAATGCATTTTGGTCTAGCACTGATTTAACAGCGATAGATGAGTTTGAAGATGGAGACTTTTCTTTCGCACTTGTGGTCAACCTTAAGGGTGAATACAAATTTAGAGTATCAGTTTGGAAGCCTGTTGAAGCACACCAAGATGTTGATCTTGATATAATGAGACCTTCTAGGTGTAATAAGAATATGACTAAAGAAGTAGAAGCATTATGTGAAAAGGCTACCTTTGGTCATAGCAAAGAATGGAAAAAGAATTCATATGGTGGATATGGATATACCTATGGAATCAGAGAAGGCTTAAAAGATCGAGAGGAGGATCCTCGCCAAGAGCGACTCCCTTTTCGTACCACAGCTGGACAGACAACATCGTATGGTGATCGGTTTAAAATGTCCTTTACGGAAATTGTTGATGAAGTAGATGATATAAATAGTGAAGCTATAGAAGGCAGTGTAGATTATAAAGAATATAAACTACGGATTGATGATCTAAATGCTACACTAAAGAAAGAAGATAACATGTATAGTGTAGAATTGATTCCAGAAAATAAACTGGATTCTTTATTGCATATGTACCCAAACCAAATGGTTGTATATGATACAACTAAAGAGGCGGTTTATGATAGATCATATTATGAAATGTATGGCCTATGAATATTACAGCTAGACATGAAGGCCTGTTTGAAGGTACAGGCAATTATACCTTCCACATACTTGGTTGCGGGGCTATTGGAAGTTCCGCAGCCTTACAATTGGCCAGGATGGGAGCAGTATACTTTCATCTATATGATCGTGATACAGTAGAGGACGTTAATATTGGAGTCTCTCAATATATTGAAGCTGACATCAATAAGGAGAAAGTGGATGCACTAAAAGGACATTTATTAAGCATAAGTCGAGAGCTTATAATAGATGCTCATAGTGGAGACTTTAACGAATTCTACTTCCAAGATCATAATGACATAGTTATACTCGGGTTTGACTCGATGAAGTCGAGATTACAAGCGGTCACTACTATCTGCTCAAATCCAACTACACGGCCAAAATGCATCATAGACGGGAGAATGGGTGCCGAACACTATCAGCAATATATACTACCCAAGCCTACGCTTGACCAGTATATGAAGGTGTGGTATTCAGATGAACAGGGGGACGAGGAGCCTTGCAACGCTAAGGCAACTAGTTATTGCTCTAATATGAGTGGGAGCTTTATTGCCAATTCCGTTCGCAAGTTCATTACCAACTCACCGTTGAATAGTAACTTCAGTTTTCATTTTCCTACTATGATGCTGAATAAAATATAGGCTCCAGGCTAGGACGCAGACCTTACAGACACAAGGCAAAGCTTAGGCTGCGTACTTCTCTATAGGACGGTCCTAGCCGAGACTATCAAGAATTACTTGCAAAGTAAGTAGTAAAAGTGGTATATTACCACGCACAAAAAGGAGAGAAATGCGCATGAAAACACTAATGTTCGACCTGGAACATGGTTCTCAAACTCTCGGATCTAAAGAATATATCAATAAACAGTTCGGATTTCCTGTATTACAACCTGGTACTTGGGATCAATTCCAAAATACATTAGGTAAGCTTTACGAGAAAAAGACTGTTACTGAAAAGATCAAAGTTGGTAATCTAGAAATAGAGGAACAACGCATGGCTGTAACACCAAGAAATGGTACTACAGTTGATGCTCTGGTCTTAGATACATTCTCTGAGTTATCCAAGAAGTACATGAGACAACTATCCGATAAAGAGGGTAGAATGAAGTTACAAGGCTGGGGACAGCTTAAGAATAAGCTTGATGGAGCTTTAGACTTCATAAGTAAAATACCTGGTGTCATAGTATGCAATTGTCATTCCAAGATCCAAACAATGGACGATGGAAATAAGGTTATTCCTTATATAGATGGTAGCAGCAAAGATGATATCAGTAAATGGTTTGATTTTGTTTTCTATACTAAGACAATAATTGATGGTAGTGCAAGGCATTACCGTTGGGTTACTGCTCGTAGTGAAAAATATGATCATGCTAAAGATAGAACAGGCTTACTTGAATCAGAAATAGATCAAGACTATAATTTAGTTATTGAAGCTGCAAAGAAAAAGGGCTTTGATGGAGCTAAAATATTAGTTATTGGATCTCCTGGTAGCGGTAAGACCTACAGTTTGCAAACACTAGTAAATAAGGAAACCAAAGAATGAGAACGTTAACGGTTAGAAAAGGCAGTGGAACTAACTATATTCCTGGTTGGCATAAACTGACTATTTCAAGTGCTGAATATGGCGATTATAATGGAACTAGATTCCTGGATGTATGGTTTAACGATTATCCAGAAAACTTCACTATGAGAGTCTATGAAGCAAAGGGGAAAGACGGAGAAGAGTTCGCTATTGGACAAATCTTTCGTTTTGCTAATGCTGGTATTACTGACGGTTTAGACGGACCAGATGGAAATGTGGTTGTCAAGATTGATGATGATACTAGTCATCTTAAAGGCAAGGAGCTTAATATATTCTTTCATAAAGATGGTGAATATACACGTGCTTTAAAGCAATGTGCACCAACTGAGTTCAAGAATATCATTGAAGAGTTTCATGAAAATGATGTAGAGTATTGGAAAAGTCGTGCTGAAAAGTATTATACAGACTATGTTCTGAATAAAGCTAATGGTACAACTACTCATACTAATAATGCTACTGAACCTGAAACAGCTGATATCCCCTTCTAGGGGATAGATCTCCAACATTAAGGGGGAGTTAGCAACCCGCGCTCCCCCCAATGTTATGTCAAACGAGAAAAAACTAACACTTTTAATAGTGCTATGGATACTGGATAAGATACTCATGGCGCTTATGATTTACTTTTTATAAGGAGAGAAAATGGCAGTAGAATGCAACAGAGGCTGTGGGGCTGAAGACCTCATTTGGAAATCTGTAAACGGCAAGTATAAACTCTTTAATCACAACGACTTGTTACATATTTGTAATGATGGAATACAAGTTTCTGAAAAGATTCAAAGAAAAGCAACAGCATCTATACTAGATGAACTTGGTATAGCAGAGCCAGCACAAGTACCATTAGCAGAGAATAAACCAAGTCTTAAGCTTAACCATGTAACTGAGAGCGACCCAGCAAAAATGTTTACTATTAATAGTACTGCATCTGGATTGGCTATCACAGGTGATGATAAGCATAATGCTATCTATATACCTAAGGTAGCTATAACTGAACTACTAAAAGCACTAATAGACTTTATATAATGCTTAATGAAAATCAAGTAAGAAGGCTTTTAAAACATTGCGAACTTCAAGAAGAAAAATATGAAAAAGCAGAAATGTGTGGAGATGAAGGACCTGAATATTTTGATTTTATGCAAAATAAAGGTTGGTGTCAAGCTTTACGACTTGTTTTAGAAGAGGATACTTATCCAATAAGAAAGGACCCTATTAAGGAGAAGAAATGATAAGAGAGTTTGCATTTGGACTAGGTAGAAGGCATTACTTTGAAGATTCATCTAGTATAGTAAAATGGATGAACCTTCCAAACGATACCTATATGTCATTATATGAGTACGATGATGATGTAAAGGACTACTTTGCCCAAAATAAGAAACTAGCTGGATATGATGGAAAGATATATATACCTGAAGAATTTATACTGGATATTGATGGTGGGAATCCAGATGATGCCCAGAAGAGAGCAATAGGTCTAAAGATACTTCTTGGAGACCTTGATGTTCCATTTAGGGCATTCTTCAGTGGTACAGGCTTTCACTTTCATATTCCAAGCTCATCCTTTACATACAGGCCACATAAGAACCTGCATGCCAAGGTAAAGCAAGTACTCACAGAACATGGCATATTTGAATATGCTGATCCTGCTGTAACTGATAAGTTAAGACTAATACGTATTCCTAATACAAGAAATAGTAAATCTGGATGTTACAAAGTAGAGCTTAAAAATGGTATGCTAGAGGGAGACATTAACGAGATAATAGAATATTCTAAGGAAATAAGGGAACTTTCAGAGACAATGTTAGAATCTCAACCAATCTTTAATGTACTTATTAGTGAAGAAGAAGTAAAGCAACAGACACAATATACAACAATATCCCAAGGAAGATCACCAGATCCTTCCCTATATCCTTGTATAAGTGGTATGCTAGAGTCAATTCCGATGGGTAAAAGGCATCATGTAGCTCTTAGGATATCTGCATGGCTTAGATGGCTCTATCCAGAAGATGTAGTAAGACTTATAATGGAAAAATGGAGAGTACAAGTAAGTGGCAATGATTGTCCATTTACAAGTAAAGAGATGGATTCTATTGTAAAAAGTGCCTATGAAGCTCATAATGGCCAAGGGAACAAGTTTGGATGCAATGATCCTGTAATGGATGAGTATTGTAAAAATACTTGTAGGCTCTATAGGAATAAAAGGAGTCAGTCTGTCATGGATGCACAAGAGATGGAAAGCAACCTGATTGAGTTCTATAAATCAGATGTCACTCCTCTTAATATAGGTAAGCTTTATGGAGGAGACTTCCCGGTCTACCCCGGAGAGGTAGTTATTCTCCAGGCACCACCTAAGTCCATGAAAACTATGCTCTTACAGAACTGGATGGTAGCATTTAAAGTACCAACATACTTCCTGGAGATGGAAATGTCCCCAAGGCAGATCTGGAGCCGGTTTGTAATGATAGAGAAGGGATGGAGTGAAAAAGAACTAGTAGACCATTACAGATCCTTTCAAAATGGTCAAGATAAGCATTTTCAGTGGCTTATGGTTAACTATTCGTCAATATCTGCTAGAGACTTAGAAAAGACCATATTAACGCTTCCTGTTAAGCCTAGGCTTGTTGTGATAGATCATATGGGATTGTTTCAAAGTAACCTTAGAGACCCCAATATGAAGGTAGAAGAAGCATCACAGGCTATGATGGAACTTGCAGTAAAGCACAATCTGATAGTATTTGCAGTAAGTGAGATAAATAAGTCCGCCATGAGAGACGGATTGAACATATTCTCTTCTAAGGGCTCATTTAGAACTGCTTATAATGCAAATAAGATACTTTCCTTAATACCTAGAACATCTAAGACTACTGGCATGATAGATATGCTAGATCTACGTTGTGAGGCTAACAGGGAGAGAGAGAACTTAAACGTAAGATTAATCTTAGATAATGTGAGGATAAAACATGAAACATTCACAAATGCATGAACTAATGGATACTATATTAAAGGAAGTTGTTATGACACGAGACTCAGGTCAAAAAGAATATGCTCATAATAATAATGATGTATTTGCCAACTTCAATAGAGTAGCTCATCTGCTAGAGGAAGATAGAAAGAAAGTACTTATGACTTATATGCTTAAGCACATTGACGGTATTGCTGCCTATGTTAAAGGTCATAAATCACAGAGAGAGGATGTAACGGGTCGAATTACAGACTGTATAGTGTATTTAACGCTCTTATGGGGCATGATAAAGGAAGAAGATGGTACTATATCTGGGAAAGAAGATAATGCATCAGTGCACAATGTGCTCGAAAAAATACAGCATGAAAGCGGAGACCTATCTCTGGGTGGGGGACGCAGCACATCTTATAGGGTACAGCCTAATGGTAATCTGCAAGAAGTGCGCCAGAAGGGAAGTGGGCTCGAAAAGCCTAAAGAAGTGGGCACAGCTTAATGATAACCCAATCACGCTTCCGAAAGAACTCGGAATACGATAAGATTATGCCAATAGATGATACTATTCCTATGTTTAGAGGATTAGTAGATGTCGGAGGCATAGTATATGATGGAGAGATCTTTAGAGAAGTAGAATATGGTAAGGAGGTTTTAGTACTATGCCTGAACATAGA